ATGTTTGCATGCACATTCTTTTTCTTGCATGGTGCCGGGTGCCTCCCGGTGAATTCAGTATCAGCACCTGAATCCGCGATTATCACATATACCTGGTTGCTGATTGCCCCTCCGCACAGGGGGATTCACCATGCAGTAGTATTTTTAATAAACAGTAAACAAAAAAATCAAGCATTATGCAGGCTGTTTCTTTTTATCACCGGCCACAGCAATACCACAATACCGACCACCAGCACTCCATCCGCCAGCACCGACATGATCCTGCTGGTGAAATCCACCATCACCACCAGAAACAGCAGGAGTGCCACAGCGGCCAGACGCAGTTTTACCGTCACAGGTGGTTCTCCAGTCGCAGGCCAAGAACACCAGCAATCTCTTCCAGAACCTTACGCTCTTCCGGCTCAATTTCACCATCTGCTTCAGCAATGGCCACCGCCACATCCAGCACATCTTCCGCTTCACGCGTATCGTGTTTCACATCTTCAATTTCACGCAACGCTGCACGACGACCAATTTTAAAATTGGTGTCAAGCTGACCTGTGATCGTGGCACTGATGGCATTAATTTCTGACGTAAATGCGGACAATGCTGGCTGGTTACGTAATACCTGTTCGATCTTCGCTTTCTCTGAAGTCTCACATTCACCATCTGCATAGGCCACCAGGTAGGCAGCATTAATAACCGCCTGTGCCAGATCGCGTTTCTCAAACTTTTTAATTTCAGTTGCTGCTCTGCGGGTTTTCTTTTTGAAAATACCAAACATCGTGACTTTTCCTTTTAGTGGGTGAGCCTGCGCCCGGGGGTGACCAGCCCACAGAGAAAGTCACACTGACCATCCCGTAAGCTCACCCCTGAAAGGCTCTGTGGTTTTTGATGTACGCCGGGCGTGGCGCGGAAATAAAAAAAAGGTCCGCCAAAGCGAACCTTAAAGATCAGAGAGGGATATTTTTTATTGATGAACAAAATTCAGCCAACCATAAGGTTAACTACAAAACAACATGCAAATACACGCTACCTACAACGGCAAGCAGATAAGAAAAATGCAATCGCTACGAAAACCAAACTCAGGATTAATCAGCCAACTGATTTGGTCGGCAGTTGTAAATCTCAGCCAGTTTTTCCAGTGTTGATTTTCGCGGAGCTCCTGCTCTCTCAAACTGAGATACGGCTGACTGTTTAACCCCCAGGCGCTCCGCCACTTCCTGTTGAGTCATTCGCCTGTAAATCCGCCATGCTGCCAACAATGACACATCATCATCAATCATGATGGATACTACTTCATGAGGTATTGTTTCATTGTCATTCTCTCCGGCTTCATACTGGATGCTTTCAAAATCATCATCAGGATCTGCCAGACTTAACAGCCGTTCATATTCAGCAACTGACATAATGACCCCGGTTCTAACACCGGCATTATCAGTAATAAACTGGACACTGTTTTTCATATCATTGCCTTTCGCGATTGAATGTCGTTCAGCAAACTGGCGGTCTCCCGCCAGCCTCCCTTAGTATGTGGTTGTGCTTCTGCGCTTAATTTCCTTAATATCCAGGACAACAGGATCACCATCCTCAACATCAAAAATAACCCTGTACACGCCGACCCTCAAACGGAATCGATTGTCACTCCCTGATAGCTTTTTAAAATCCATGGCTACCAGAGGAAAATCCTTTAGCGCACCGACCTTATCCTTTATCGCCTGCCGATACCGCGTATCCACACGAAGTAACTGCTTCAGGGCTGTCCTTGTCCATCGAACCTCAATCATTATCCCCCCTCTGATTCGTGAGAAAACATGATTATTTTCGAGAACAACTTTACACCCCATACTTATATATTGCAACAAGACTTATGAAAAAATAAGCATTAATTAATCAATCAACAGCTTTACACGTCAGAATTTCTCTTATCTCGCTCACCGTCTGCTCAAACCGTTCAGCCTCAAGCTCAACGCCTATTGCCCGACGACCAAGCGAAAGCGCGGCTTTTATCGTGGAACCTGACCCCATAAAAAAGTCGGCAACCAAATCACCCGGACGACTGCTGGCCTCTATTATCTGACGCAACATATCTGCCGGTTTTTCACAGGGGTGTTTGCCCGGATAATACTGTACAGGCTTATACATCCAGACATCCGTATACGGAACAGCAGCCGATACAGAAAAATAACGCCGCAAAGATTTGTACTCCTCCAGCAGGCTGGCATATTGCCGGTTAAGTTCACTGTATGTGCTGACCAGCTGGTGGTGTGGCTTTTCCAGTTCCCCGCGTTGATGTTTTTCTGCTGCAACACGCGCAAACAACGCCTGCAGTTTTCTGTAATCATCCTCGTTCGGTAACTGCCACTGGCGGGCACCAAACCAGTGCGACACCATGTTTTTCTTTCCGGTGGCTTCCGCTATCTGTTTCGACGTTATCCCCAGTGATTCACGCGCATCACGAAAGTAAGAAATCAGCGGAGACATCACATGCTGTTTAAGCTCGCGCTCCTTCGCCGCATACCCGGCATCTTTCGGACGATACGGCCCCTGATAATGTTCCGCGAACAGAATGCGTTCTGTGGCCGGAAAATACGCCCGCAGGCTTTCCTTGTTGCACCCGTTCCAGCGTCCGGACGGCTTCGCCCAGATAATATGGTTCAGCACACTGAAGCGTTCACGCATCATGATTTCGATATCAGATGCCAGGCGATGACCACAGAACAGGTAAAGACTTCCGGCAGGTTTCAGCACCCGCCAGAACTGCGCCAGACACTGGTCCAGCCACTTCAGGTAATCATCGTCGCCCTTCCACTGGTTATCCCAGCCCTCAGGCTTCACTTTAAAGTACGGCGGGTCCGTGACTATCAGGTCAACAGAATTTTCGGGTAACGACCGGATAAATTCCAGGCAGTCGGCGTTGATTAACTCACAACTGGATATTTTTACAGTATTAGCCATAGATCAATAAGCACTTCTCTGATAGGCTCATACCGCTTTTGCGCAAAGCAGATGGGCCTGAGGTTTGCTTGTGACCCCAACGCATGAGCAGATGGCTGGTGAGTGCCCCTAACACCCACCAGCCGCCCATTTACCACAAATAAAAAAGCCTTCACTGCGGAAGGCGTCTGTAACAACCGAACTGATAGTCTGCCAGACCCGCCATAACAAGTTGGGTCAGTATTAACTGACAGCGTTCGCGTGAAAGGTAAGTATTCTGCGCAATCTCCCCGACTGTCGCCGGTTCGGTGACGCTTAATTCATTAAACACCACTCTGGCGGTTTCTGTCATATCCTGCTGTTTCAGCATGTCTTTTTCCCTTTTCCGGTTAACGTGACACACCAATAACTCTTGTCGAAAAAGCCAGCAAGCTGAAAGACAGGTATTCACCGCCACCAGCACGTTTACTGTACTGGACCGATTTCAGCCATAAAAAAACCCGCTCGCGGCGGGTTTAAGCTGTGTGGCGAAGTAACCACTCTTAACATACTGACATACTTTTTGCGGACCGCACTAATCATTTTTTACTTTTTTAGCAGCCAGTCGTCCATCTCCAGTCTTACCCCCAGCACAGACAAACATCCGTCAATAAACCCTTCGGCTATCTGCATCTCAATTCGTATTGCTTTTTCGCTTTTCTTTCTCGTCCTGGCTATCTGTCTTTTTGATATTCGCAACAAATAATGAGCAATGAGAAGCGAATACTCCTCAGGTTTTTTCTGCTTCAGACGAGCAAGACAGTTTTCAATGATAAGTCCGTCATCATCGCAGCAGGCCGGACGTGGTTTAGTGGCAGATGGTAAAAGTCCTTTGAATCCGGCAGCGATCGGAGAATAGTCCACCCCGGTGTTACCACTTGCAGCCCATGCCCCCCAGCGTTCAAGAACCATCTGAATATCACGCATCAACTTTCTCCACAAAATCAGGACAGCACACCAATCGCCAGCGCGCGATCGATAAAACGAAATATCAGCTCCAGTTGGGAACCATACTTCTCTTCAAATGCCACGGTATCCGCATGCAGTTCGTCATGGTGTTTTCTGCACAAAGGCAACACAAAAAGGTCATGCGCTTTTGTACCCATTCCACCCTGACCATGACCAATCAGGTGATGAGGATCGTCGGCTGGCTTACCACAACATGCACACGGCTGTGTCTTAACCCAGCGCGTGTACTTTTCATTAACCCAGCGACGACGTTTTGGGCGTAACATAAAAGACTCCGGCGACTCTGGATCCACTTTCAGCGCCAGCACCTTTTTCGCTTTATCCTGGATAATGCTGGTGGCAGGAACCGAAGGAACAAGGTCACTCTCCCGGGTGACAGACGGCACAACAGGCTTCGGTAATCTCAGTGCCTTACGGGCTGCACTTTCCGGTAAGGCATCAGCCAGGTCATTACGAGCCAGCCACCAGCACAGTTCCGGCATTGTCACAACGTGACTGTCATCAAAACCGAGATCCCGACGCACAACAGACAACACCCAGCGGGCACAGTTATCCGTTGCCATTGATTCCAGCCGTTCCGTGAACTGATCGCGCAGCTGGTTATCGCAGTGCCAGCACAGACGGATTGCGCCCGGAGCGTGTCGCATTGTGGTCATGTTCTCGCTGTGCCAGTTGGAATGAGGCCACTGACAGCCCTTTTCACGAAGTAACCAGCTTTCAAGACATTCCACGCCACCAGCACGACGGATCACTGCCTCATTGCGGAACACGGCCCGAACGGCAGGATCATCCGCCAGCGGTTGTGATGCCGCCGGAACGGCACCACTGGCAAAAGATGAATAACGTTCCGGCTCAGGCTCCAGCAGGACACGCCCCTGCATAAACAGGGGCATCAGCTCTGAACCGGGCCTGAACAATACGATCCCCATACGCGGGGCAATTTCAGGGGTCAGTAGTGCTCTCACGGTCACCTCAGCGAACGGTATTGCATGAACGCAGAAGAAAAAATTCAGCCATCACGCAGTAAACTCCTTCACCAGTATTTCAAACTGGCTTACCTGTCCTTCCAGTTCCGCCACGCAATCCACCAGCTCATCCACCGCCTTTTGTGTGCGGTGTTTTGCCTGCAGCAGATCACGAAGCGCCGGAGTAAGCTGCTTGCGGAGCGTATCTTTTTTCACGCTCGTTTTTTCCATCTGTTCAGCACAACGAAGCATCTCCTGCGCCTGCCGACGAAGTTGTTCCGGTGAAACAGTGGTTGTTCTGTTGTTCAAAATAAACGCTCCGTTTTACTACCCGACATGCGGTTATTGCTGTATCTGCGCGGATTGCCCGGCGTCATGGGAGTGGAAAGAACCCGGGCACTCTCCTGGTCCACAGGCAGAAAATGCCCGTTATGAAAACGCCGGTAAATGGTACCCAGCGTACCATTACGCTGTTTCGTGATGTTGATTTCTGCTATGCCTCTCGCCTGTGTCTCCGGGTTGTACACCTCATCCCTGTAAAGCATCAGAATGATGTCTGCATCCGCCTCTATTTCCCCTGAGTTTTTCAGGTCCGAGTTCATGGGGCGTTTATTGGGTCTGGATTCCACACCGCGGGAGAGCTGGCTCAGAGCAATCAGCGGAAAACCGCCGGATTTTGCCAGGCTTTTTAGTCCCTTTGAGATTTCCCCCACAGCAAGGTCGTGACGCCCCATGCTGCGGGTTTTAATCAGGCCGAGGTAATCGACCACCACCAGCGCCGTTTCCGGGTGTTTCATCCGGTGGTGCCTCGTAGTTGCACATATCTCATCAATGGTCAGGTTTGCCTGGTCCACCATCCAGATATTACGCCCCGTCATTCGTCCCACGCCCTGTGAGAAACGTGCCCAGTCTTCGTCTTCAAAACGGGCAACTGACTTAAGACGGGATACCGGCATTCCCCCGGCAGCAGACACCATACGTTCACCAATCTGAATGTTCGCCATCTCCATGGTGAACAGAAGCACGCCATGCCCCTGCTCAGTCACCTTGTCGATGATATCCAGCGCAAGTTCGGTTTTCCCCATCGAAGGACGAGCCGCAATGAATACCAGGTCGCCTGGCTCCATACCGCCCGTTTTTGCGTCCAGCTCACCAATACCGGTCATCAGCGCCCTGGATTTCTCCAGTCCCTGATTGCGGCATTCAACACGGTCGACCACTTCTGGAAGGACATCATCAATGTGAACCGGCTGAATGACGCCCTTTCCGGTCGACAGTGAGGCCATCATGTTCTGCACATCCTTCAGGGCATCCTCGGCTGCTTCACAGGTATACGCATCACGTAAATTCTGTAATGCTTCAGTCAGTGTTTTTTCTGCATCGCGCAGTACGGCATTACGCCGCAACGCTGCGACATAGTGCTCCAGTGAAGACTTCACCCAGGTTTTGCGTCCGGTGTCGGTAATCACCGGGGCAAGTTCCGGCATCTCATTGCACAGCAGTACGGGGTCAATGACGCCGGATACACGGGCCTGTCTGCAAATTCCCGCGTAAATATCCCTGTACTGACGCACGAAAAAGACATCCGCCGGAAGCGTGGCCAGAATATCCATCACTTCCGGATCAGCCCCACGCAGAAAAAACGCACCGATGACAGCTCCTTCCAGGTCATCATTACGCCACGCCGGATTTGTCGGGTTTGTCATGCTGCCACACCTCTGATATGCGCGCGGTAGCTTTCCCAACCAAACACCAGGCAGTTACGCCCACCATCAGTAACGCGATCCACAATCCGTTCACCAATGGATTCCTTAAGCTGTTCAAACGTCAGGTTGCTGATCAAAATTGTCGGTAAAACGCTTTCGTAACGCGCATTTATGATTTCCTGCAGGATGGTTATCTCCGCAGGCGTACCGAACTGCACACCAACCTCATCGATGATAAGCAGATCCAGCGATGCAAAATGATTAATCACTTCATCGTCAGTGCGCTCAGAGTTGTGGCGCCAGGTATTTTTCACCGCACGGGTAAGCCGCATTACATCCGTGATTTCTATGGTTGCCTGGTGGTGGCGAATAATATTTTTTGCCATTGATACAGCCAGGTGATTTTTACCGGTACCACAATTGCCAATCATGACCATGCTGGTGCCTGCAGCGAGACATTTCTTCCAGGAAGCGGCATAGCGCTGACAGGCTTCAAGGTTTTTCTGTGCGTCAGTATTCACCGCCTGATAATTCTCAAACTCACAGTCCTGGAACCGGCGGGCAATACCGGCCTGATCGAGTAATTCACGAACCTTCAGGGCGCGTAATTCGTCATACACGCGGTCCAGCTCCTCACTGAGGCAGGACAGGCAACCGGACACCCGTTTGACAGCTTTCCCCCTTACATCCGGGCCCGTCAGCACATAGCGCGTGTATTTTCCGTGTTTCCCGCAGGACACCGTCTCAGTGCTTTGCACCCAATGCTCACAGCGCCACGGACGCTTTCCGCCACGGACAAATGCCAGCTCCTCTTCCAGGTCTGCCTTGCGGTTAAGTAACTGCGCTTTGTCGTGTTGCATGTGTTGTTTGTTCAGGAAATTAGTCATTTTCACCCTCCCCACAAAATCACCAGTTGAAGTTCGTTGAGCCGTAGTCCTGTTCACTGAATCCCGAGATCGGGAGGCTTTTGCCCCGCCCACCTCCGGGGGCTGCTGGCTGTTGCCAGGATTCCTCGAAATGACGATCGGGTCCAAAGAACGTCGACGCCTGCTTCACGAACTGGGTACCGGTATTTCCAGAGACACGCACCCAGGCGGCATACCGCTTCACGCCATCAAGCATGTTCTCCGGTTTTATTCCCTCCCTGATACGTGCTTTCCAGGCTTTGAAGGCTGCTGACTTGGAATTGCCACCAGCACGTTTGGGATATTCCTGCCATGCCTGTTCAAATTCCGGTGAATATTCCTGTCGGGCAGAACGCGCTGGTGCAGACGCGTCAGCGGATGCGCCAATAGTGTTTTTACTCTCTGTAGTACTCTCTGAAGTAATCTCTGTTGTAATCTCTGTAAGATCGAAATTGGTTTTCCCTTCACCGCGGCGAGGGGTTTCCCGTGTCCGCGGTGAAGGCTTTCCCTCCTCCGCGAAATTGGGTTTTACAGTTTCCCGAAAACGGGTTTCCCCATTTCGGGAAAACTGATTGTTTTCATTGATAATTTCATTAAGGCGCTCACAATCTATACGGTAGAACATTTTGTGCTCAAGACGCTTGTTGGTTTCAACCAAAATGCCTCTGGACACAAGATGCTTACGCGCTACAGCCTGTTGTTCAAATGTAAGTCCGGTTTCGTGTTGTATCTCTTCACGCGTTTTATGTACGCCTTCCGCTGCATGTGCTTTATCCTGCCAGTAAAAAATCTGACCAAAGAAAATAACAGCGTGCGGACTTCCCATGTATTTAACGAGCCCAGGGTAATAAGCAACCGGATGCCCAAAATCGAGCAGAAGATCAGACGGACGCATAGCCACCTCCCAGGCGTTTAAACATTTTTCCGGACTGAAACGCCACTAGTGGGTAACTGATGGTGTAGTTACGCCCCAGTAATTCACACACAACTTTCTGGCTTTCGGTGCTGACCAGGCAAACCCGCAGAACGCGACCGTCGCTGGTGGCGAACCACTGCCCCACACGGGGGCAACGGTTGTATCGGTGATACAGAGAATTAACGAGGCGGCGAATCATGGGCGCACCTCCCATTGATTACAGCGGAAAGCTGTATGATTCAGGCTGGTTTCAGCTTCATGGAATGCCTCAATGCAGCTCTCGTAGTACCGCATTGTGCGCAGACTTAACCCAAGCTGAAGCATCATCAGGCCATCAAGAGTGATGTAATAACCACGCAGGGAGTCACCGTAGATGTGATAAGTACCCGGTATGAAATTGCGGGTAAAAAACTCGCGTGAGCAGTTCAGATACTCGATTTTGTCGACGATGTTCTGGTGCATGCGCTTGAAATGACAGGCAACATGCAAAGAGAAAATAACGGCCTTGCCGTTGACGACTTCGATTTTGAGGTATGGGGAAGTTGGGACTGTAGCCATGATGGCAGCCTCCGATAACAGTGAATTACCTTCACCACCGGAAACGCCAATTTCGCTGGTGGTGAACTGAACGGGGTTGGCGTAACCGGCGTTATCGGAAACCGGCGCACCTTTCGGTGCCCCCGTCCAGCCCACCATAATTTGGGTGTGCGCAGACGCAGACGATAAAAAAGACGCTGGCGCGTCATATATCGCCGATAACATTTCCAGGACGCCAATCCCGGCACCCGCTTTATAAGGTGCTTGGACAGTGTACCGTCCCGAAATTGCAGAATCAATAAGCTGGTGGCGGATCATAGGTGCACCTCCCGTTGATTACGACGGAACGCGGAGTGACCCTGGACGGTTTCAGCCTCATGGAATGCTTCAATACAGCTCTCGTAGTACCGCATTGTGCGCAGACTTAACCCAAGCTGAAGCATCATCAGACCATCAAGGGTGATGTAATAACCACGCAGGGAGTCACCGTAGATGTGATAAGTACCCGGTATGAAATTGCGGGTAAAAAACTCGCGTGAGCAGTTCAGATACTCGATTTTGTCAACGATGTTCTGGTGCATTCGCTTAAAGTGGCAGGCAACATGCAGGGAGAAAATAACGGCCTTGCCGTTGACAACTTCAATTTTCAGGTATGGGGAAGTTGGGACAGTAGCCATGATGGCAGCCTCCGTTGACTGTGGAAAACTTCCACCACCGGAGCTGCGAAACTCACTGGTGGCAGACTGAACAGGGTTCGCAGTACCGGCGTCAACGGAGACCGGCGAGCCTTTCGGCTCCCCTGCCCAGCCCACCATAATTCTGGCGTGCGTGAGCGCGGACGATAAAAAAGACGCTGGCGCGTCATATATCGCCGTTGACAATTCCGGGCTGCGACCCCCGGCACCCGCTTTATAAGGTGCGGAGACAGTGTAACGTCCCGAAATTGCAGAATCAATATTTGGTCTTGAAATGATCATATAGCTGCTGATATCTTTAGAACTGTTCTTGGATGTTTCGGAGCCGTTTTATGCGAAACAGCTCCCCGTTATTGATGTTGAGTGAGCCGGGTTACTCCCGGCTTTTTTTCACCGCTGCCAACCAATAACCTGAAATAACCCCATTTTCGGGTGATACCAGCGAGTCCCTCGCGGTTCTGCTTCCTCCATAACCCGATAAAAAGCAGCCATAAACGGTTCCACAGCAACAATTGCGCGACGTGACAACAATCCGTCCGGCGTCATGAACTCATGGGTGTCTGTAGGAATCTGATAGGCGTTCACCAGATTGCGGCATTTATCATCTGACAAACCGGTTTTTGCTTTCAGTTGGCGATATCCGGCATAGCCCTCACGAATAGTGCCCTTTTTAATTTGCTCGACTGTTTCAGCAACGTGGCTGACTTTTTCTTCCACCTGAGTGATCCGTTTCTGCTGACGAACTGCTTCAAGAGCCATCGCGGCAACCATTTCGATTTCGCTCATTGGCTTACGGATCTGTTCTTCCAGTTCGCGCCAGCGATCTACCAGGCGAGCAGTGAATTCAGGACAGAGCTGTGCGACGACAATGATGCTGTCGCGCTTACCTTGTTCTCCTTCAAACAGGTAATGCTCATATTGAACTTTAAAACCTAAGTTATTGATTCTTTCGGAAACCTCAATTTGAGGAGACCGGACAACGCCACCTTTGGCTAATGTTTCAATAGTGCGTTTCACATTGTCATGACGTTTACCCACCAGCTCTGCGATCTCAACGCTGGTCATGGATGCTTTGCCGTTAAAAATTGCGGTGTTCATTGTTGGTCTCCTGTGGGCTTGTCATCTTCTGTATTCGCTAGACTTGGGTGTGTATATGGAATGCTCGGATCCAGATGACAAAGAATGGCAACATCCTCCGGAACACCTCGCGTTTTCCACTTTCCAACACCTTGACTGCCACGAGGCCTTCCTTTCTTTGGGAACCTGCGACCAATAGCGGCATTGGTTTTAAATTGAATTTTTAATATTTCATAAAGGGTCATTCTTTAGTCTCACACCAGATACTTTGTTATCCAACGATGTTAACCACGGGAATCCAAAGTATCAAGAAATTCTGTTACTTTAGTATCAACAGCCATGAGAGGAGAAGAAAAATGAAGTCTTTAGGTGAACGTCTCATCAACGCACGGCAAAAAGCTGGGTTAACACAAGATGCGTTGGCTAAAAAAGCTGGGATCACCAGAGTTGCAATCAGTAAAGCCGAGCAAGGCCTTACAAAAAGTTTCAACGGTGACACCCTTTTTAAAGTTGCAGCTGCACTGCGGTGTTCACCGCAGTGGCTTCAGAACGGAGATGAAAAAGATAAGCATTGGGAAAATAATGTTAAGAGCTGCCCACAGAGAGACACAGCACACTCTTACCCTGTAATTAACTGGGTTCAGGCAGGATTATTCGCAACTTCTGGTGATGACTACAACATGTATGATCAGGATAATTGGAGGCATTCTGTAAAATACGCTGGTGAGAGGGGGTTCTGGCTGGAAGTGCACGGAGACTCAATGACTTCGCCCGTAGGAATAACATTTCCTGAAGGAATGTCGATCCTTGTCAACCCAGATAAAGAAGTTTTTTCAGGGTGTTACGTCATCGCCAGAAAAAAATCCACCAATGAAGCAACATTCAAAAAATATATTTCTGACATGGGAAAGGCGTTTCTAAAGCCCCTTAATCCACAATATCCAATCATAGAAATGGACAATGATTGCGAAATAGTAGGTGTTGTGGTTGATGCCAGGTGGGATATTTTCTGACCAGACACAAAACACAAAAAGAAACCAAAGTATCAAAAATCACTTGCCACACCTTGATACCTTAGTTACCATAAAACAAAGTTCGTAACTGAGGTATCATCTCATGATCAATAAAGCTACAACTCTTGACTGTCTCGAAGAACTGAAAAACCTCGGCAGCCTCATTACACTAATAGCAAAAGCAACACCTGATGCTACGCTCTCTAGCGATATAGAGTCATGCGCAGGACTGGCATGGGATATGACAAATAGCATATCCAGAAAGCTATCGTCAGCAATGCTTTTACAGAACAAAAATTCTGCAATCAACAACCGTCTTCGCACCCAACGCGAAGCCTGCGGCTTAACAACCGCCGAACTCGCCAGGCTGCTCGATCTCGATGAAGAAATTATCATCCAGTGGGAGAGCGGAGAGTATGAACCAACTATCAGTATGCTTATCCCACTGGCAAATATTCTTGGCTGCGATGCGATGTGGCTGTTAACTGGCGAAACGGCAGCAAAGGATATCTGCGCATGAAAAACTGTAATGCTTACCATATTTGTCTCATTGGTGAATTGCTTGATTTCATACAAAAAAGCACTGCGCGCAATAATAAAAATATAACATATGGTGATCTGGTAATAATTTCAGAGGATATAAAGAGCATCGCTCTTAAATTCAAGAGCGACGCGAGTATTGATGACGCTATTTACGCTTATCTTGCGAAAATAATTGACGGATCCAAAATCCAGCCTCTGGATGAACCTCGTCAGTGAAAAACTCCTTTGATGAAGATGAGAACTGCTTCATAAACTTTACTTTATCTTCAGGTGAAACTACCTGACGAATTAATGCGGAGATAGCAACTTTGTGCCAAATTAATTCTTTTTTGAGTTCTGAAATCTCTTTTTCGAGTTGCTCTGCGTTAATCATTTATCCTCCATTGAGAGCTGAATTGAAAATGGGGACCAACACGCGGCTACGTGTGGTCGTGCGCCGGACACGGATAAGCATCCGGTAACTGATTATCAATCATTGCGGAAACAGTCTCAATATGAAAACACTTCTGAGACTCGCTATATAGCAGGACATATAAGTCAGCTGAGGAAGCCATGAAAAAGTTCGAAAACATAACTGTTCTCCATGTTGATGACTTTGATTATACAAACCCGGAACTTCTCCCGGAGGTTGTAAAGGCAATAGATGTTGCCGATATAGTGATTAGAGGAAAGAGAATTGTCAAAAACAGGCTCGCATGCACTTCAGAAGCAATGACAGAAACAACCTCACAGCAAGATAATTACGAAGGCATTTGTCTGGAGCCTGATTCATTTGCGGTAAATGTTTATCATTTATTGCATGCAACACAGGTATTACATATGTCCAGTAATCACGAAACGAAAACACTCGGCAGCGAAATTCTGAATTTTGCATGTGAGTATGCAAAAGCTGCTGCCGAAAAAGAATTAGCGCAATAACAACAAATATGCCCTGAAGGTTTATTGCGGTTTTATCGCCGGGGATTGTTACAATCTTAATCCACAGGAGGCTTTATTATGACTTTTATAAAGAATATGGCATCACACAAGACCGCCTGTCTTATTGCACAATACGGTGAAAATTACATGCATATTGCCTGCTTATTTCTGCGTAAAGCATACGGGAAATAACAAATGACACATGAATCCATTAATACATATCGTCGCCGTATAGCTGTTGCAGAACTCCATCGAATAAAACGTAAAACAGGTGGTGAACTGCTTATTGTTGACCTTCTGAATGGGAACATTACGACCATAGAAATAACAGAACAGTTTATAAACCAGTTGCTGTTGCGCTTTGAAGATATTACCCGTGGTGAATTGGGTCGAGTGGAGGGTGAAACAGAATTCCGAACTGCATACCAGAATGCCATCGGGATTAATCAACATACTGAATACCAGGCTGAAACCGGAAAGTTAATTATAGACAACCTTTTACAAGAGGTTATTGATTACGCGAAAGAAAAATATATCAGCGGAGGAATTAACTGATGGCTAATTTATCCCCTGTATCTGTTGTGCACGAAAAAGTGCAGATCGTTATGACAATTGAAAATGGCCAGGTAACAGATGTCTGCAAAGTCCGCGATGGAGAGCTGATTGCCAGCATGGATACATTCATATGGCTGGCAGAAAGAGCGGGGTATCAGATAACAGCACCTGCTCAGGAGGAAACCAGTGACATTAACAGCAACGCGAATTCCTGAGTGGGTCCACCAGCAGGCGTTGCTGGTCCTGCGGCGGTACAGATGCCGACGTATATTCCCGCATCGGATACAGCGCAACGGATGTCTCAGTCTGAAGGTTAACCGTCGCTGGCGGCTGTTATCGAAAGACGACGGCCGGAACTGGGAAGTAATGAGTCATGAACGTTATTCAGGAGAAATAAAGAAATGATCGACAACCGCACCGCCAGCGCCATTGACCAGGCATTACAGAAACATGATACACCCGTCGGCCCGTTATTTTTTGTAACACGCCACGGAAGAACAAAAAAATGCCTCACTCGAAAAACGGCAATTCGTTACCTGGCATTCTTTATGACCACCCGCGCTTTTGAACGTTCAGGATTCCGACAACGCCATCCTGACAAGCGTTTTATCTTCAACGGGAATGAGATATGGAAACGTGGAGAATCAACCACAGAGTACACCCGCGCACACCAGCGAACAATCAGACGACTGCGCAGACTCATCGCCAGGAAACAGTATACAGAAAAATGGTTCAGAAAATATGACACATGGAGCGCCGGATATTACGAACTGATGGCAACAAAACCATTCTGACGTAAACGAAATTAACCATGACGCAATTAAATAAGGCAAGCCGAATACAGCAGGAGGACCATGAATATTTATTTCAGAATAGTTATATCACTGGCAATTATCGCATGTATTTACGGATTGCTCGTCCCGTTTCTGATATCAATGAAGGATACGGTAGCGGTGATTTCTGGCTTTGCACTGACGTTTCTAACCCCGCCATGCATTTATACCATTTATAAGGGGCTTTCTTTCACTAAGGATAAAAGATGAAAAAAATTATTTTTTCTTTAGCCATTGTTCTGCCTGCCATTGGCCTTGTCGGTTGTGATCGTGTTGAGCCTGGTAATGTGGGCATCAAAGTCAACAAACTTGGCGACGACAAAGGCGTCGGTGAAGTGGTCGGTGTTGGTCGCTACTGGACAGGCTGGAACACTGAAGTTTATATCTTCCCGACCTTTAAGCAGATGAAGACCTACGATGATCCATTCAGTTTCCAGATGAGCGATGGAACAACCATTGGTTACCACATCGGAGTAGCCTACAAGGTTGATCCATCCAAAGTTACCACAGTCTTTCAGACCTACCGCAAAGGCGTGGACGACATTACCGACACCGACCTGCGCCAGAAGATAGCCGACGCACTCAACCGACTGGCCAGCAAAATGACCACCGACAAATTTATCGACGGCGGCAAGTCTGAGCTGCTGGATGCAGCTCTTAAAGACATTCAGGAAGAAATGACGCCCATCGGTATTCAGGTAATAAGCCTCTCATATGTGGGTAAGCCGGAGTACCCGCCTACTGTTATCGACAGCATTAATGCCAAAGTCACGGCGAACCAGAAAACTCTGCAACGCGAGCAGGAAGTAAAACAGCGCGAAGCGGAAGCCAACATGTTGCGCGCGGAAGCTGCCGGACAGGCTGATGCGATTCGCACAAAAGCCCAGGCTGAAGCCGATGCTATTCGTTTACGCGGTGAAGCTCTGCGTCAGAACCCCGGTGTTATGGAGCTGGAAGCCATCAATAAATGGAATGGCACGCTGCCGCAATACATGACCAGCGGTGCCAATACACCATTTATCCAGGTTAAATAACTTAATATGCCCGGCAGGCCGTCGGGCTAAGGGAAAAGCAGATGAACACTCATAATACTCAACCGCAAATAATGAACTATGACCCAAATCTGACGTCATGCGGACGCATGGCGAAACAAACCGTTCGATTAACTTTCGGGCAATGGGAATACCGCGAAACATTCGAAGTCACTGTCGGTGGCAACCTGACCGGACTCGATGTTATCAGTTGCGCTATTGAAAGCCTGTACGCAACGCTGCCTTATGAAGAAGTCGAGGATGAGCGTACAGGGGAAACAGATATCATGGCCACCATTAATATTGGCGAACTGACATGCCAGGATGAAGATCTGTCCGGAGAGCTCTGGCTTGCCGGGATGCTTATCTCAGCAGAAATTATCAGTATTGAACCCGCTACAAACATACGGCTCTGAAGTTCTCACTATTCAGAGAGCAGGAGAAAAAATGTTCGCTTTGATTAATCAGGGACAACTGTATACCGACAATGCCGGTTACCCGGTAAAAATTGTTCGCTGCATAAACAACACTGTGTTGTACAGAAGAATGGATGGGCGAACACAGTCAGTAAAAATAAACGATTTCAATGAACTGTTTGAACGGATTGATCACCAGGAATACCGACAAATTCTGGCAGAAACAGAGCAGGAAGCTCATCTGAAAAAATTACGGGCCATGAAAAGGAAGTAAAGAATGAATAAAGCGTTTGAGCTATGGGTGCGCCAGCGTTACGGCAATCGCTATGACCTGACGCGAGATGTTGACGTCTTCTACTGTCGTGAAATTGTGAAACGAATGTTTGAAGTGTGGTGCCACTGCCGTGGGCTGAGTGTTGTGTGAGGTAATGCATGGGCAATGTGATTCAACTGACTCCCAATGAATGGGTTTGTGAAAGCGTTCTTATCGCAATTACCGGGCTCAAACCAGGCACAATTCTTCGGGCCCGGAAAGAATGCTGGATGGTTGGAAGAGAGTATATTCACGTATCACCAGACGGTAATCCAAAGCCTTCCAGTGAATGTATGTATAACAGAAAAGCAATAGATGCCTGGGTCGCCTCAATGAAAAACAAACAACCCAGGTGATTTAATATCATGAAATATGTAAGCTCGTATCGCTCTTGGGCGTCTGGAGGTATCGATGGATAAAGTCAAATATCCAACAGGCGTCGAAAACCACGGCGGCACATTACGCATCTGGTTTAATTTTAAAGGTAAACGTGTCAGGGAAAATCTTGGTGTCCCTGACACTGCCAAGAACAGGAAGATCGCCGGGGAACTGCGGACATCAGTATGTTTTGCCATCCGCACAGGAAGCTTTGATTATGCTGCACAGTTCCCTGACTCCCCCAACCTTCAGGCTTTTGGGGTAAGTAAAAAAGAAATTACGGTGAAGAAACTTGAAGAAAAGTGGCTGGATCTGAAACGAATGGAAATCTCTGCAAATGCATTCAATCGCTATGAATCCGTTGCAAGAACGATGGTTCCGAAAATTGGAGGCAGTAGACTGGTGTCATCGGTAACCAAAGAGGAATTGCTGTATATCAGGAAAGATTTGCTGACCGGGTATCAGAATTCAACGAAAAACAAAGCAGCAGCAAAAGGACGGAGCGTCGTTACTGTAAATTATTACATGACGACAATCGCTGGAATGTTTCAGTTTGCTGCAGATCACGGTTACTTAGAAGCAAATCCCTTCCAGGGAATTAAGCCTCTTAAAAGAGCCAGGGCAGAGCCAGATCCGCTAACTCGTGACGAATTTATTCGCCTGATAGATGCTTGCCGACATCAGCAGACGAAAAACCTGTGGTCATTGGCTGTGTACACAGGAATGCGTCACGGTGAACTGGTCTCCCTGGCCTGGGAAGATATCGATCTGAAGGCAGGAACAATTACCATCAGGCGCAATTATACGAAACTTGGTGAGTTCACTCTACCGAAAACTGAAGCAAGCACAAACAGGGTTGTGCACCTTATCCAGCCCGCTATCAGTGTCCTGAAAAATCAGGCTGAAATGACAAGACTGGGTAAGCAGTACAACATCAAGGTGCAACTACGTGAATATGGACGTTCAGTGAACCATGAATGTACTTTCGTGTTTAACCCTCAAGTGGTTAGAAAAAGCGAACAGGTAGGTTTTGTCTACAAAGTCGATTCTGTAGGTGACTCATGGGAAACAGCCATTAAGCGTGCAGGGATCAGGCATCGAAAGGCATACCAGTCACGACACACTTATGCGTGCTGGTCATTATCTGCCGGAGCAAACCCAAGCTTCATTGCCAGCCAGATGGGCCATGCAAGTGCCCAGATGGTATTCAATGTATACGGAGCATGGATGACTGACAGCAATGCAGAACAGATCGCAATGCTGAATCAGAAGCTGACAGATTATGTCCCAATGATGCCCCATAGTCACCAAAGTGACACCAGAGGCTTATTAAAATCAGTAAGTTAA